AAATAAATTTTTACAAATGTAATACTACCTAAACGAATAGTAATGTCAATTTTATCTGACTGTTTTGCACTTGATTTCCAGCTATTTATATACTTCATAATTATTTTTTAAGGTTGCTCTCCGCTACACCCACAACAAGAATCAAAAGGACTAGTTGTTGAGTAGCAAAGGTTTGATAAAACAGGTTTTCTGTAGTCATATATTAAATACAAATAATCACCATCATTCCCTGATGGCATAGTAAATTCTGACAGATATGTAGATGGTGCACCTGATGCATCAACTACACCAGTAGTGGCAGCATTTATTAAGTTTTGAACAGAGACAGGTGTATTTGCATACAGTGTTGCACTCCTTAAATACTTAAAATTATTTGGTGGGTTAGAAAAAACAAACGTGTCAGTAGGTTTAATCTTGTTAGATATTATCGATACAATAGCACCGTCTGCAGGAATAATACCTGCACCTTGAGGTCCAGACACAGAGCTATACTGAGAAACAATAGGATAACTCGTTGATGTATCTAACTGAATTTGTTCTTGATGTAGTGGAGAAACAAAAGCTCCATCTACCCATCTATACTGGTTATGTATAAACTTTCCTGCGTCTGCATTATCCGAAACGCATACCTGAATAATTTCTATTGTATTAGCGTTAGGACAGGATAATGATAAGCTTACATCTGCAACAACAGATCCTGAAAAAGATAAATCAATTTTTTCAACTAAAACTTTATCTTTATTAATTGTAATTGTGTTAACACCTTCAGATAAAATTGTTTGAGTAGATGACCCATCATATGTGCTTTCCATTTCAAAAGAACCTGTCTCAGAAAATTGAACATTTACTGTAATTTCTACTTGACCAACTAATTGACCAACATTAAAACATAAAGTTTCTGTCGTTAAATTATAATTAAAAAATTGGTTAATCCCACACTCAAAACATTTTACATCAATAGGAAGTGTTTCGTCATTAATAGAGAACACATATTCATCCATGTAAGGGTCATAACCACCTAGTTTCTGTGTGCTTGGAGATGCTATAAATTTATCCCTAAACCATGAACGCATACCTGCCTCAGAAATAACAGTCAACTGTTCGTTAGAATAAGCACTACCTGTTAGCTGAATTAATACCCCTCTTTTTTGGTCAGAAAAATATTTATTGTATCCGTACACTGCAAAACTTTCAGGATTAGAACTTATACCAAACTCTTCTAGTCTAGCTATTTGAGTTCCTAATACCTCTGGTATAGAAGTTATTGCTCCACCAACAGCTGCGTCAGATAGTAAATTTTTACCTGCCAATACATAAGATATTTTATCCTCTTGTAATGTAAGTACATCTGTGCTTCTTGCAAATAATTTTTGTATTGGCCCAAAAGATTCCTCTGTTCTTTTAAAATTTAAAAGACCTAAATTAAACTCATTAAGTTTATTAACGTTACTCTCATCGTTGTATATCCCACTGTAAGTTATATCTGCAAACCTGTTCGCTTGTCTATAATCTTCAGCAGATGTAGTAGTTACCCTATTACCTAATAGTAGTGGAGCTCCAACAATTGAGTCTCTAATTTTATAGCTCTCTACACCATTTCCAAAAGCAAAACAATTAAAGAATGATGTGTCTATAATTGCTGGTTGATTTGTTGTTTGGTCTTGTACGTTTCCTGTGTGAGAGTTTTCTAAATCTGTAGAAACTATTGTTACGTTTGCAGGATTACTTGGCGGTGTAGATGTTGAAACAACCATAGACCCACAATCTCCTATAGTTTTTTGTTGAGAGCCTGGCTGAACAATAAGTTGTTGTGAAATATTATCTAAGGTATACTCAAAAGCAATTGGCTGAGGTTCAGACGACCCTACAGTTGCTAAAAACTTACATCCTTCTTTTACAATATTAAAAGTTTCAGAGCCTTCATACCATACATCTGGTTGAGCGTCAGACGGCTCAGTTTCAAATACTATAGTATTTTCTGATCTATACACCTCAAAGGTAATACAAGAGTTAGAACGTCTCTTAGGCTTTGAACCACAGGCTGTTGTTCCTGAAGTAATAAAACGTATCTCGTTTGTATTAGGGTCTTGAAACCATGCGTAGTAGTTAATGTCTTGACTACCATTACCAAAACCATAATTATTAGTGTCGCTTGTTTTTAATATAGGGTCATATTGATTTTCTATGTCAGCACCTCCACCTCCAACTTCTTGAGTTCCTGTGTTTATAATAGCACCTATATTGTCTCCATTCCACCACTCAATAATATTGTCATAATCTTTAGAGGCAGTCAAGGTGGTTTCTAGTCTATACTTTCTTCTCTCACAACTTAAATTTCCATCTCCAGAACCTCTCCTTGTAAAGTCAAAGTCTATTTTTATTCTACTACCAGATGGTATGTCAAAAGGAGAGTAATTTCCTAAGTTATCTGGAGTTCCAGACAACCCTCTATATACTCCAATAACAGATTGGTTTCTTTTTTTTGATACAGAGCATTGTTTTCCTGGTAAAATAAATGGGTCATCTCCTAATTGCACAGAAAAGTCTTGAGCTTTTATTTTCATATAAGTTCCTGCAGGAATAGAAATATCTTCACCATCAGAATTTTGTGGTGCAGGGTCTAAAAAATCAGCCTCTTTAGCTTCCTTTTCTAAAACTGTTGCGTATGAGCATCTTAATAAAGGTCCTTGAGTATCAACCTTTACAATATACCTGTCACCCGTTTCAACCTTTCTTTGGTTTTCTCCTTCTAATAAAAAATACGTCTCATTAGTCGTTGGGTCTATAAAATATATGCTAGTGTAAATAGTCTCGTAATTTTCTCTACTAGGCTTTATAGCAAACTTATATTTTGTAGCCCAATATGGTGGTTTTTGTTGGGTAGGTATTGTTACCCTTATAGAATTTTTTTGATCAGAAAACCCACATGGAATATGTTCACTATTGTTAGGACTAACCAAAGCAGTAGATGACCTGTTAAAATTATCCATGTAAACAATTCCTATTTCATAATCTCTGTTACTATGTAAACTTCTAGTGTTGCTTATTGTTTGAAAAGAAACCTCTGCAAAATTCCAACTAAAATACTCGTATGCATTTTGCGTAGGATTATTAGTAGCATCCACCCTTCTCATAGCAATCAATTCTATTCCTATTGTGTTTGATCCTGGTGATGTTATAATAGCCAACGGCTGATTTGCTGCAGATATACCACTCTCAAACTTAGTCCAACTAGTAGGCTGTGAGCTGTCTAAAATATTTGGTATAGCACAGTTAATTACGTCTGTTAAAGTAGACCCTTGACATGATGTTTCGTCTCCTGGGTGAGAACTATATACAGGTTTTATGTTTGACGCAATACCTATTTTTTCTTGAAAGTCTATACTTGTAGCTAGTTCGTATACACTATTAAAAGATTGAGGTAATACATATGTAAATATAATATCCGTATTAACAGTTGTTTCAGACGGAGTATTTCCTGAAAAGGAGTTATGAATAAAACTTGCGTCAATAGAAATAAGAGAACCAGAAACTAAGTCTAATTCCTCTAAATCAATAATTAATTGAGCATTAGGTATGTTTGTAGTTGATCCAAAAGTATAACCCACATTCCCAAATGTATCTAAAACTTCTTCACGACCTATAAGTTCTGAAACTAATTCTGTTTCATACTCAAGTCTAACAGGAGAATTACTAACATCAACGAGGTTGTAGTTTTCAATATAATTACCATACATTAATCTATTCCCCATTAAAGTTTGAGCTTGAGCTAATAAAGGAACATTGTCATATAATCTAAGTAATTCAGATTCAGGAAGTATAGTAAATATTTTACTATTTCTAAAAACAAAAGTATAGTTAGTATTGTCAGCAAGACCTAGCTCTGATTTTTTTAATTTTTCTATAACCCTAATTACAGTACCACTGCTGTCTTTAAATAACAAATCAATAGCTGTAACCAATGAACTACCTGAGTTGTATGTTATAATTGCAGTGTTAAACCTATTTGTTACTCCCTCGTTTAAATATGACTTAGAACTAAACTCAAAAGGGTTTGTAAAAAATGCTGCGTCTGAAAACTGTGACGTAGCTGAGTACTCATCGTCTTGGTACTCATACCTATAGGCAAATGAAATAAACCGTTCTTCTAAGTAATTTTCTTCACCACCACTTGTAGTGGTCATTTCAATAGTTGGCGCACTATGGGGCGGTTTTTTTATAACCAAAAAAGACTCAAAAAATAATTCTGGACTACCATCTCCATCAACCAAAGGTGTACCACTTGGAGATTTATAGTTGCGCTGCGTGTTTAAAAACCTAGGTGGATTATAATTGTCTGTCCAAAACAATAAGCCATCCACTAAATTTATTCCTGTAATAAGATGTTTTTCATTAAAGTTTAAAACTGTTTCAGTAGGATTTACACTTTTATTTGAAACACTAATAACATGATACACTAAGTTTTCTGTAGATAAATTATACGACAGTATTAAGTCAAGCTTACCTGTTGGAGATGAAGTAAAATCAGAGTCATGAATAAACCAATATAACGTTTCATTAGCACCATCCTCGTAAGCACCAATACACCTAGCACTAGTGCTTAAAAGCTCTCCCTGATAACCTATACTTGTAAGCTTAGTGTTTCCTTTTGAGTTTTCAAGAGCACCCACCTCAGTAGACTCAGAAGAACCTAGTCTAACATTTAATGCATCAATATACTGACCGTTTGGAACAAGTCGTTCATCAACGGATTTATTCATCTTACCTGCTATAAAATTTCTTTGAAATGTAGCCATATTATTTTATCCACTTATCTCTACCTCTAAGATTCATTAATAATCTTCCTGGGTGTATATTGCTTAATCTTATTTTTGCGTTTCTAAGAAGTGCTGATTTAGCTTTTCTAGCCCTGTTAACAACATATTCTTGTACTCCTAATTTACCGTTTAATATTTGATAACTAATATACGCATAAACATAATCTTCAAACAACTTATTTACAGTTACTTGAGTGTCGTCTCCACCTTCCATACCGTCAGACACATACTCTAATATACAACTATTGTTTGCCATAGTTGAATCAAAGTTTATAACGCCTGATTTTTTATCAATTCTAAAAGTAGGATTAGCATTGGCTGTTTCAGTGTTAAGTCCAAACCTAGCACCAACAGCAAAATCAAAATACCAACACCCCTCATATTCGTAACCCATTAATCCATCATAAGGGCTAAGACTGTTTAAATATATGCTTGGTTTTTGACCTGTAATTCTTGAAAAATCTAAAGGAGAATACTCAGGCTGTAAAGCCTTTCCGTCTTGGTCAAAAAGTATTCTGTTGTCATTAGCCTGAAGGTAAGCTTTAGCTGAGTTTACTTGGATATTTTCCACCATAGGCCTTATAACTCCATCTTGAAAGTAAGATATTCTAACCCAATTCACATAGTCTGAAGGCAATATAAATCTAAGGTCTTCAGAAACATTTAATTGGAGCACTTTAATTTCCTTAAAAGCATCATAGTTTAATTCCTGTATCGCTCTTTTTGCATGAAAAAGTATCTTATATCTTTCTTCATTATTTACTAAGGAATGATTACCAGAATACATTAACTGATAGTTTACAACTATATCTTTCAATGAAACATACTGATATGATCCCCAATTAGAATCTTCAGGAGCATTACCTCCATTTTCGTAGTAATCGTATTGGCTAAGGTATGACATAATTATTTTTCGCTATTATTTTCAGTAGCCTCTGCAGCTCCTGCGTATTGAACAACTGATGCCTCTCTTATTGAAACTCCTGCATATTGTAGTATTTTCATTGTTAAATCAGTGGCATCATCTGGAAACAATTCAAAGTCTTGATAGTCAGGTTGAGTTTGGTCAAACACTGGCTCACTATTGTTACCTAAGTCTACATAAGTCCATTTTGGTGGCTTAGGGTAACGTATGTATTGACACGTAACTGTTGGGGCTACTGTCAAAGATGGATATATTGTTGCAATATTTCCTTGAGTTGTATACGCAGGAAACATTGTAGAAGGTGCAGTTAAAGGAGAGGAGTTAAGTAATAATATTTTACCCTGCTCAACTCTTTCTAACTCTGTACCCCCTATAAATATTTTATTAATTAAATAAAAGTCTGAACCTGTGGTTGCAAGTGAAGGTAAAAAAAATCTATCAGTAGCACCTCCATTTTGACTTAAATTTGATGTTACTGAAAAAAAATCAATAACCTCTACATAACCTTTTTTTATGTCTGCATAGCCTGTACCTGAAGTTCTTTGGTTCTCTTTATTTATTTGGTAATTATACGCATAAAAATAGTCCTCAAATAAATCCATTTGAGCCTGTTGTGCATATAGATTGAAATCTTGTGGAGATATGTAGCCGTAGTTGTTTTTATTTAATACGGCTAAAACTGTATTTCTAATATCGTTTATCATCCTAACTATTATTTACAC